CAAATAATTCTGCATCATCTAGCCCAGCTACCCTTAATTTTACAATATTATTAATCTGGAATTGTTTGGCATCAATGGCTTTAAGCAAACCTAAAAATTTATTTCTTAACAAGGCAAATTCATTAACTAAATTAGCCATATCAACGACGTCATCTTCTCCGTCAATATAGTTCCTTACATCATTTGATGTTAAAGCTCTTTGATAATTTTCTAAAAACTTTTTGTAATGTTTACTTCTAATTTTTCTTAGTTGTATATTAAGAAATTCAAGTATTGCTTCAATCTCTTGTAATTGATTAAATCTATGTTCAACTATACCCGGTACTTTAGAAGCATTTTTTTCAATGTTTCCGGTTAACCCGCATTCCATTCTTGCTTCATCTAGTTGGTATTCAAAGTGTTCTATACAATCAGGTATCTTACCAAGATTAGATGTTACCTGTCCGTACCATTTAGCTGACATTAATTGTCCTCATCGTTGTACGCAGAACCTTCATTATCATCATTATCGTCATACTCTTCTAATTCTTCGTAATGTAGTGATATTGCTGATTCTAAATAATCGTCACTTCCTTTAAACTCTTCTAGATCGACTTCTTCAATGCCGTACTCATCTAATAATGTTACATAAGCTTTTGCGGCTTCTAATCTATCTTTTTGAGGAATGTATTCTACTACTTTGTTCCAAGCTTCAAGTAGCATCGCTATCTCCGAGTGATTCATCATCATTTGCTCCTATGGTTTCTAGTTTGGTTTTATTTATGTTTTCCGAACCTAAGTTTTCTTGGAACTCAGCCATAACTAAATCCAGGTGTTCACCAGTCCATTGTTTCCGAAAATGCAAATGCTCTTTTCCGAATCTATCAACATACTTTAATCTATTACCTTGTTTAACAAGTAATTCTTTTTTCTCAAACAATTCAACTAACCCTGAATACGGATCCATTCCACTTTCATATGGAATTTTTACTTGTACTGCTTCAAAGGGTTTATTAAATCTTGACTTCATTACTTTACAGGCCGCTCTTATACCCATAACGTCTGTTATCTTGTTGCCATCTTCATCTTCTTTGAGTTTTAATTTTCTCATAGCAACTACTACAGAACTTGCATACATAAATCCTTGTCCGCCTGATACTTTATCATCTGGGTCAAACATATCTTGTGATGCGTATGTGTGATTTGTTGCTACTAATCCAATACCTTCACTACCAATTAAGTTTACAGTATTTCTAATAAGTGCTGTTAGTGATTTAGCTTTTCTACCTAAGTCACCTTTCATCTCACCTTTTTGAAATTGATTTACATCAGTTGGTGTCAATAGCATACCTAAACTATCAATAATAAACAATATTTTAGGTTTATCTGGTTTAGATTCATAATCTTTTTTATAATTTATAACAAAGTCACTAATAATTTTAGCAACGTCATCTACCATTGAACAATTAATTCTTATCATTTTTTCAGGTGCTGTATCAACCCCTAATGCTTGTAGCCAATCTTCGTGTAATGCATTTTCACTATCTATAGCTACACAAAAAATACCTTGCTCTTGTGCGTTTTTAATTAAATTACCAGATGCAATCAAACTCTTACCTGATCCTGATTCTCCGGCAAACATTGTAACTCTTCCTAGTGGAATTCCTTTATTAAAATCACCACTGATCAAATAGTTTAATGTATAATTTCCTGTTGATACCCACGTGTCTGGATCTGATTCAAATCCTGTAGAAATACCTTGTATACTTTTTGTTAGCCCTGATCTAAATTTGCTAACGTCAAACGGTCTTACCATAATTTCTCCTATTCGTTAATACGGCTGTGGGTTTCCCCACAGCACATATTATATAAATTATTTGTTGGCTTGTCTACTTCTAATCATTGATAAAATATCATCTGCTGATACTTTACTTTGACTTGTTGTAGTTGCTGGTGCTGTTGCTGTTGCTGTAGCAGGAGCTTCACTTACTGATGCTGTAACTGTTTCTGCAACTTTAACTTCAGCTTGTACAGGTGCTGGTTGTACTACTGCTTCTGTCTGTACAGGTGCTGGCTGTGTTGTTGCCGTTGCTTGTACTGGTGCACTTACTGGCACTGAAGTAGTTGTAGCTTTAGATCCTGTGTTTAATCCAGCTGGTTTATAGTATTGTCCAAATCTTTCTGGATCGTACAATTCACCATCAACTGATGCTTTAAACATCTCTTGAATCACATTAAGGTCTTCTTGAGATGGTTTCTTAGGCATATAATCAGATAAGTTATGCAAACCATATTGTGTTATTGCACCTTGTTCTGATTCACTTAATGATCTTGCTTTAAATGACCAAGTGGATGTTGAATAATCAGCATAACCACCTTTTTGAGTTTTAGTCAATTTAAAATCTCTACCATTTGCCGTATCAGTTGGAAGATCTTCCATATCAGGATTCATTAATGCTGATCTGATAATTTGATAAATTGATGGATTAATTACAAACCTACGAATAGGATTTTCTGGTATAGTGTCCTCATCTAATGTTGAGTTAACTACAAAACCTTGGAAAACGTAACTTCTTTTTTTCCAATATTTTCTACCCATATCTTCCAATGCAGGATCTTTAAACCAAGTTCTTACTTCTGCAAGTACCGGACAAGGTTCATTAAACATTTCCATACAAGGTACTTGTACTAGAGTTGGCTTTGTATCAGCCGCTCCTTTGATACCTGGAAATGGTAATTTGATCATTGCTCTTTCTTGCCAAAAGAAAGTGTTTGATGTATCTCCGTCAGGTAAGAACCTCATTGTTGAAGTTGTTCCTTCGGGTATATTCCAAAATGGGAAGATTGCGTTATCTGAAACTGATGCTCTGTTTGAGCTTTTATTTTCTTGTGCCGCCAGTTTCGCACGGATGTCTGCTAATGATGCCATATAATTTGCCTCCTTTTATTAAGCCTATGTTTGCCTATATTAGCCTGTGTTTTAGTTTGCCATAATGTATAAAAT